TGTTGACATACGGTTAAACTGAATAGAACCTTTAGTTACTGGACCTCCTCCACCATAACCATGGTGGTATTTAATTCGGTAAGCGTGGTTTCCACTTAGTCCTTCGTTGCGTGAGAAACGATAGATAATCCATCCTCCATATCCTCCTAGTTTAATATCACTTCCGGCTTCTTTATTTAATCCGTCTACAAATCTAGCTACTACATCTGTTTCTTGTCTTTTTAGGATTGATGTTTCGTGGTTACCATATCCTATAACCTTGATTAAATGTGCATACGGTTTAAACCACTCTATTGCGGTTTCAATAACTGCATCTAAGTAGTTATTTACGTTATGCTCAGGTCTAATGTCTGACTTAGCTTTACGTGGGTCATAAGCTCCCTGCATTAAACAGAATGTATCTCCGTTAAATATAATGTCACAGTTATTCTCTAATGCTTCGTCTAAATGTCTTTTAAGTAACTCACGGTTACAATAAGGATTGTCCCAGTGCAAATCGGAAACCAATAGTATTTTCTTAGGAGTCCAGTCTGCACTGAAAACATGTACATTTGTTTTCATAATATAGTTGAAAGTATATAAAGCAAAAAACTAGGTTTCCCTAGTTTAAGCATCTTTTGTTTTTATTATTTTGTGTTTGTCTATCTTACTCAGCATAGCTGTAAGAAGTTCGTTTTTTATCAGTCCTGCTCTCTCTGCGTTCTTAAGAGCTGATGCTAACTGAAAAAGAATAAATGGTGCACAGATTGTTTCACTTAACCAAAACGTACCGTCAAACCCTTTCTCAATCAAAAGTATTGCAGTAAGTAAAAGTACCCAAGTAATTAGTGTATAAAGAACTTTAATTGCTTTAAATGTCTTAAATCCTTCAGTTTTGATGCCAGCCCAAAGTCCAAAGAAACCATCCAATAAAACCACTATTACAACTGCAAAGTATTGGTCAAAGTTATCCTGTCCTAATTTATAGAAGTAAGTTCCAAGAAAGGCAAACACTGAAGTACTAAAATATAGAATTGCTGAAGTGGCTTTCATCTTGACTTTATGTAATGGAAATATCTTCATTTCCTGAGTTATAGTTTACATCTTACTATGTTTACAAAGATATTCATCTAGCATTTTTTGTCAAGAGTTTTTTCTCACTTATCTAAATGGTTGATACTGACCGTCCTCATTAAACTCAATGTCTTCTGGGAGAGTTGTTTTTGCTTTCTCAAAATCTTCATTAATTAAGGATTTATTTTTTTCTACCTCCATATTAAGTCTCTTCATTACTGCTTTTTGCCAAAGATTTTCTCTACCCTTCTCAACCTCGTATTGTTCTGTTTTTTCTATACCACCAATGCCTTTTTTTCCAAGAAGTTTTTTAGCTATTTTTTCTTGTGTTTCGGCATCTTTTCTTCCTTGGTATTGTCCTATTAATTTTTGATTTTCTTTTTCCAGAAGAATAATGTTTTCATTAATTATCTGTTTCTTTTGTCTTTGAAGTGCTATTATTTTTGCCATCTTATCTATTATAACAGTTCCTTCTTCCGACTCAAGATACTTATTTATGAATTCCTCACTTTCGTTTTCATTTACTTTTAATCCTTTTTTGGTAGCAATCATTTGTGACCTTTCTATTTTAGCTAGGTCTTCCATTAGTTTTTGAGGTCTTTTGAATATATCTTTCTTTATCTCATCAATCTCATTATCAATCATAACTATATCGCCAGCAACATCAGGTGTACCCAATAAAGGAGTATATCGCATTTGATTAATATATCTTTGAGATATAGCTTTTGCATTTTGAAGAGGCTTAATACCTAACTCAATACCCATAGTTCTTGCTAATCCTGCAACTATAAGCCTTTTTCCTTGCATTGGACCTGCATCTTTTATTTGATATTTATCTCCGTATTGTTCTTGATAAGTCTCATTAGGATTTAATATTCCTTTTCCAATCATTTCAATACCTTCTAAAAATTCAAAAAAGCTACGTGATTGTTGACCAATAGCTGAAGTAATTAAGTGTCTTATTACACTTTCGGCAGCATTTTCATCTGTACCATATTTTTCAAGTGGTTTCTTTTTGAATGTCTTAACGTAATAGTTATAGGCTGCTTCTGGTCTTACTGTTGTGTATTCATCGTAAGTACCTGCTGCTATTAAAGCCATTAGAACTGTCCAAAAAGTTTTACTATCATCATCGTCACCTTCTCCAAGTTTTGCCATAGCTGCTAATGCTGCTGCTCCTAGGTAATGACTTATTCCCATCATACTATAAGTAACTGCAGTATCAATTACAGTTCTGTGTAGTCTTTCTTTTTGGTGACTAGTAGAACCTAGTGATAGTCTTTGACCTGTTGCTAAGTATTTAAGATTTCTAAACAAAAACTCAATGAAAAAATAATTTAAGTATCCTTGGTCAATTCTTCCAGTGTTTATATTAAACCTTCTTTGTCCGTATGTGTTTTGAAGAGAGGGAACTAACCAACGCTTCATTGAAAACAAAATACCTAAAAACAAACTAGTCTCATACTGAGAACGACTTCTCTTAAAGTAGTTACCCTGAGTACTAGTATACATCTGATGGATGTCGTCTCGAATAGCTTGTTCTAAGTTTTGTAGTTTTAGTTTCTTAGGTTTATTTCTCTCTTCAAGTGCTGCTATCTTTTGGTCTTGTGCTTTTAAGAGGTTGTCATACTGAATACGTAATTTAGCAGGAAGTTCTTCTCTATTAGTTACTCCTGCGTCAATTAAGAAACTTTCTAAGTTTGATTTTCTTTCCAGGATTAACTGACGCATCAAATTCATCTCAAGTCCAAATACTCCATCTTTAGGAACGAATGTACCGTCAATTAAATCATAAGCATCTCTTACATTTACGTAGCGAGTTTGTCCATCTATAGTAATTGGTATCTTAGATTGCTTCATTATAGACTCGTATACACCCCTAGTACTAGCTCCTTCTAAGTATCCACCAGTAGCATCATTAAAAAACCCACCATTCATGTACTTAAAGATTGCGTGCTGATGTATTTTTCCTGCTTGTCTGCTTGGGTCTGCTGAAGGAATAGCTCTAAAGTAAGTCATAAACATTGCTTCTTTATTCATCTTTCTGTTTCCAGCATGAAGAGAAAGCATTGTTGCATAGTTCCAAAATCCTTTAGCCATTCCTAACAAAGTATCTCGTCTTCTTACTCCGTACTTTTTAGCATTGACTGTTGCCCTAAGTATGTTAGTAATTAAGTTCTTTGGCCACCTAAGTAAGTTAAATATCAATACCCTTGCTTGGGTAAATCTAAATGTCTTACTCAAAAGTCTTATGAGACCTCTGTATATAGGCATAGCAAATTCGGGGATTACCTTTTCTGCATTTCTAAATTTTAATTCTTCTCCATAAAAGAATCTATAAACAAGGTCATCAAGCATCTTGACTTCTGTTTCTCTTCCTTGAGATGATTCGGCTGCAGCATCTCTGAGAGAAAAAACAACTGGCATTGCTTTTCTTAAAGCTTTAAACTCAGATACATATAAAGAAAACTGACTTAGCGAACCTAGTAAATCACTACTTACTTGATTGCTACTTAGTGGTTCTTTATATCGTGTCTTAACTAATCGAACTAGTCTACCTTTACCTAGTTGTTTGTTTGCAGTTTCAATATCAACTTCTACTTCTTCACTTTCTGCATTTGCTCCTGGTATGTTTCTCTTTAATAGAACTTTAAAACTATCCCAACCAGTTATAACCCGGTATCCAAATCTAGTATATGTGTCAAGTGTTTTTTCATTGCCTGTTTTACCACGATTAATTACTGTGTATCCTTCATTTCTTTGAGAAACAGGTAAAGCTTTTTGTTGCTCCTCGTAAATACCAACCATCTCATCAATTAACTCTCTAAGTTCTGGTTGTTCTCTTTCTATTTTCTCATACTCTTCGTTTGCATAACGTCTATCTGCTGTTGCTCTAGGTCTAAATTCACCTAAGAACTTAGCATCCTTTACTTTAAAAGCATCCCTGATTTTAGGTATATACCAAGTAAAGCTAGGACTTTGTTGTTTTATGTATCTGTTATCTTTAGGTATGGTTTTATTCCAAATGTAAATTGGTCTACTTTCAAACAGCGGAACCTCTTCGCCTGTGTTTTCATCTATGTAAGATTTGTCAACTAAGATGTGGTTATTTTTATACCAAGAAGATTGGTAATAATCGTTTTGAACTTCTCTTTGGAGTAACTTATCGTATACCTGTTGAATCAAAGCTGCACGGTGTTGAGTGTTTACTGTTTCACCAAACTCAACATCTGCAAATTCTTGTATGTCATCTACCTGTATTCCTCTAAACACAGAATCATCTCCTGTATTAATAAAGTAATCAACTTTTTCTTGTGCTTCTGCTTTTATTGTATTGGTTCTATCTGCATCAGCCAGTATCTCACTCTTTAAGTTGTTCTTAATTTCTGCTACAGTCTCGTGGTAGTATTCTGTTTCTTCTTTTCTTTGTAGTTCGTTGAGTGCTTGGAATAAATCTTTAAGTGTTTTTTTATCTGCGGCACTAATCTTACGAGACTTTCGTGATTCTGATTTAAGATTCTCTAGTTTAGTTTCTAGTTCGTTTATCTTTTGGATTAAACCTTCAGACATATCAGAACCGATAACTACTCCATCCCTATCTCTATATCCCCGTGCAGTACTAAATATCTGTTGGTATAACTCAGGAACTTCTGCTTGTTCTCCGTACTTAGCAAGAATCTGTTTTATCTTGTCTGCAATCATTCTTTGTTTTTCAAAGAACTTTGGGTCAATTTCAGTACGGGTATTTTCGTTAAGCCACTTATTTAATACATCAGTAGCTTCTTTAAGTTTGTTCTTAGCGTCAGTTAGTTTATTATTCAAAGACTGAGTAAGTTCTGCACTAACTGGATTTGCTACGTCATTATTTACATCCTCCTGAGCAGAGTTTACTTTACTTTTAGCTTCATCTACTTTTCTAGTAAGTTCATTCTTTTTTGACTTAAACTTATTTAATACACTATCTGGAATAATATACTCGGTAATCTCAAGTTCCTTACGTGCTTTCTTATAGGCAATAATAGACTCTGCTATATTTCTTTCTTTACTTCCTACGGGTTTTTCACTTCCGTCTTTATTATAGATAGAACCTAGTCTTTCTAAATCTCTTTGTAGTTGTTTCTTGGTGTTCTTTGGACTGTAAAGAATATCTTCAGAAAAAATATCTTCTTCATCAAATATGTCATTTGTTGCATTAATCAAATCAAATAACTCTTGTCTAGCCTCTCTTGCCTCATCAGTAAGTAGTGATTCTGCTTCGTAATACTCATCTGTAAAAGGACGAACTGCATAAGCCTCTACAAAGTCATTAAATGCTTTTTCTGCTTCTGCTATTTCTACCTCGTCACCTTTTTTAAGAGCTTGGTTTAATGCTTGTTGTTTTGCCTTTAAGTCGTTTTGAAACTCAGCTTCTTTAAATCTTGTTTGATAAGCTGTTTGTTTTATTGTAGTTTTTTTGCCATTAGCATCATAGTAGTCCATTTCTACCTGACGAGTGAACCCCTCGTAAAAAGCACTCAAAGAACCTAATGCAGAACCTAGTTTGTTTTTTCTATCTCTACGTTTGTTTAGGTCACTTATTCTTTTTTCTAGTGCTTGGATTCTATTACGACTCTTAATACTTTCATTTTCTGCTTCTACAATATGTACATCTATGAATTGCTTCATAATATCTAGTATTGGTCTGCCAGTCATATTACCTATTGATAAGTACCTAACAAACATATTTGCATCAGACATACCTGAAGCACTAGCATTTGTAAATAGTGTTATTATGTTTTCAGTTGTTGGTATGAAACTTTTAAACTTATTAAGTTGATTAAGCCTTTCATCTAGGTCTCTTTCTTTTGCTTCTAGTCCTCTTTTTTGAATAGCTCCTACTGCTGAGTTCTGATATAAGTTACTACTTTTTTGTCTGCGTACTATTACAAGTTCTTCTTCTATTGCTTTTATTTCTTGATTCAGTTGGCTAGATGGGTCATTTTGTTTTTCAATAAAAGTTTTGAAGATAGGAACTATTTGTGCAGCTGAAGATTTGATTAAGTTTTCTCTTGAACTTTTGTTAAGAGTACCTATCTTTGAATCAATCTCTTTAATCTTTTTCTTGATGCTTTCTTTTAAGTTATCTACATCTGGTACTTGAGCACGTATAGCTTCGCGTTTGCTTGCAAGTTCTTGTGCTTTGCCCTCTTGAGTATACTCCTCTTTGGGCATATAAGTATCTAAGGATGCAAGAAGTAAGTTAAACCCTTTTAATTGGTCTTCAAAAAGTTCTGATACGGAAAGTGCATTGTGGTAGATTCTAACTAACTCCTCTGAGGTATAGTTTGTACTATCATTATCATAAGCATCAACAGATGTTTGTAGGTTAGTTAGTATGCGACCCATAGATTCTAAATATCCTATAGAGTCGTTTAAAGTTCCTTTTGCCGAAGGTATTGAAAGGTTACCAAATCTAGTCTGCAATCTCTGCAAACTATTTAATCTTGGGTCTAGTTCTTTAATAGATTGAGCTAGTTGTTTCCAAGAAGAAGTACTAACTGAGTTCTCTACGAAGTTGTAAAAGTCTTCAAATAGTGGGGTTCTTTGTCCCATATTTCTAGCTTGTCTTCCTTGATAAGTACTATTAAATCTTATGTGGTTTTCTGCAGAATGGTCAGGCATATCACCCATACTCTCAAGATAGTTAAGATAGTTATCTAATGCGTTCTCTACTTGAGTAAACATTGATGTGTTTCTATCTACTACTCCTGAGAATATAGAACTAAAGAAGTTGCGAATACTAGTTAGTGTACGTAAGAAAAAGTTTTGATTACGTGTTGTTCCCTCTTCTGCTTCCTTAAGACCATCTCTAAAATAAGGATTAGATAAAAACTCAGCTGCAAACTCTTCTACGTTTTGTAATCCGTACCAGTTCTGAAGAAGTTTAAAGGTATCTTTATAAATCTCATACAGTTTAACCATTTCGTTCTTAAACTGTAACTCTTGAGTTGTTCTTGGGTTGTTTATTGCAGAAATAGTATATGCGTGAACTGCTTCGTGAATTAAGTCACGTACTAATTCTTTATCTCCAAACTTAGAACTTAAAGTTTTACCTATGTATACTGTGTTAGTAGCTGGGTCGTAAAATGACCTTTGAAAGTTTTCGTCAACTGCTGTATCGTCAAACACTGTAAGTTTAAGACTTGGGTTAACTTTCATTAACCTGCGGAGTCTTTTAAGCATTTCTCTTTGGAACTCTTCTATCTCAGGACTTTTAATTAAAGAGTCCATAAGTTCACTTAGGTTTGCATTACTAAACTCCTCAACACTGTTAATTAATAAAGGGCTAAATCCAACTCTATTTAAGAAACCTTTACTTACTGGCTTTTGTACTTTGTCTGATTGCAGAGGTTTGACACTTATATAATACTTACCGTCTCTTGCTGTGATTTCTGTTTCTACGTGTTCGTATTTAGGGTTTAGATTTACTTCTCCCTCGATAAGTTCAAACGCATTTATATTAGTAAACCCTACATTAAAGTACCCCTCCTTTGCAAACTCCTCTATTTCATTAGCTGCGTCTATTTGTCTTTGACTAAGTCTAAGGTTAAGAATACTATTCATTTCTTCCATAGTAGGTTCACCATGAAAGTTTAGTTTATCTGAGTATCCTATTTGCCTTTTAGTCCAGTCGAAACCTAAGTCTACTTTAAAAGCAGTAGTGGTTGTGGCTTCGTATATAGTTCTTCCTACTTCAGGTGGGAAGAATGTAGTTGTTTGGTAGTATGCTACACTAGTAACATCGTTACCTGACATAGGTGATTTTATTTTAGCAAAACAAGACATCAGTACAAATTTAGTTTATTTTTTTAGTTAGGCAAGTATTCTTATACGTCACAAGCTATCTCCTCAAATCCTATTGAACCTAAGTCTCCTTTTTCAGGAGGTTGTTCTTTAGATAATCTAAGGTCTAACTTAAGTTGAACAGGAGCAGATGGTGGGACGTAGGTACTCTTTACATCTTCGGCAACTTCAACACTAGTTATTGATGGAGCAAACGCTTCTTCTAGACTCTCTAAGTCTTTAAGTTCTTGTTCCATTAAAGCATAATCATTCTTATAGAACCCTTGTGGTCTGTATGCAGTCTCCTGGGTAAAAGTAGGTGTCGGTGTGCGGTTAACTGGAAAAGCCTCCTCAATAGTCTTTTCTTCGTTTTTAACTTGATAAGACGCAAATAGTTGTGGAGTAACTAAGATTTGGACTGCTGCACTGTCAGTATAAGTAACACCTCCAAATACAAAACCAAACTTCTTTGGGTCCATACTTAGTTCCTTAATTAGTTTATTGACAGTTCTATCTACTATCCTTCTTAACTTATAAGGTTCGTCTTTAAATTTATTACTTGAGTCTAGAGGTAACACAAGTTCTCCTATAGAACTTACTGTGAATGTACTATCAACTGACTGAGCAATAATAATTCCTTTGTCAGTTAATCCTTTTTGTATTTCTCTTGATGTTATTTTACAACCGTTTGCCATTTTTATTTTTAGTTACTTGAGTTAACAAGGGTTAATATCAGTTAATTTATCTATATCTGATTGTGTTGGAGTATTAGGAGCTTGAGTAGTCTTAAATGTATTAGCATATACATCTCTAATAGCTTGTTTACCTGCTTCTGTTGTGTTAGAAGAAGTTCCTATTCCTGCAAAGTTTTTAGTTAATACAGGAGTATTTACAGACACAAAATCTTGTTTTGTGTTATCCCATTTATACCAACCCTGAGGATACGTGTCATTAGCAACCTGATTAAATACATAGGTTGGTTTACCCATTGTAATTCCTAATTGTACAGCAACACTTGTGCCTCCATTTACTTGCGGTACTAAAGCTTTTTTTGTTGCTTGACCTCTAGCTACTGTAATATCTGCTCCTTTTGGTATAAGAGAACCAATAGCAAAAATACCATCAGCATTTTTAACTTGAGCATAGTTCCTAATCTTTTTAGTATTTCTAGTTGTATGATTAGGTTCTATTCTACCCATAGCTCTTTCAGCATTAGTTACTGCAATTTGAGCTTCACCAGTAGCAGGTCCTTCTAAGGCTACAGGTCCTACATCATTTGTAGCATCAACTGGTTTTACTCCTTTAGCTTGCAGTCTAGTATCAGCTACAGCTCCATCTGAAGGCAGTAAATAATGTCTATTATTTACCATTCCAAATTCTGCTCCTATTAAATCCCATTCAGCATCATAACCTTTAGCACCACCAGAATGATTAGTATATTCAGCTGGATTGTTTGTACCACTTACAGTAGGTTGGGTAGGTTGCGTAAAGTTAAAACCAACTTCTTCTAGGACTTTTCTAATTTTTTCTTGTTTTGCATAATATGTTAATGTATCACTTAATAACCCTACTATCTCAGCTTTTGTAGGACTGTTGCCACTAAATGTATCTCTTAATGGTAGTTTTCTTTTGGATTTATTATCAATTACTACCCATTCTTTTCCATCTCTATATGTAAATAAATCTACATTAGGTTGACCATTGATTTTTAATCCATACCCTTTTACTGGTTCTAATCCTTCAGCTCTTTCAAATGTTTCTAGTTTGTTTGACTTAAAGGTTATATCTTCTGCTTTAATATCTGTTACAATAGGTTGAGCACTTACAGGAGCTTGGGTAGATGGTTGATTCCAGTCATACTTATTAATAAGGTAATTTAAAGCAGTTGCATGTGACGGCTCATTAAGTTCTGCATAATATTGAATTTGTCTACCTTTAAGTTGCCCTGATTTTAGTATTCCAAGTATCCACTCTCTTCTTTGGGGATTAACATCTTTAAATTTATCTGTAATCAACCAATCGATATAGTTTTCAACAGCTTCTTTTGTAGTGTTGGTTTTTATAGTCCCTTTTCTATCAAATGATGCCCAAGGATTTGAAAAGCTTTTTTCATTTGAATCCACTTCCATTGAATAAATCCTACCGTTTGCTTTAGCTTCTTTTAGATTAGCGTCTCTATCATACTTTCCGTCTTTAGTTTTAATGTTAGAAATAACTATGTTAGTGCTTACTGTCTTTTTGCCTAATTGAGGATATATCTGTTCTGATGTTTGTGAAACAACTGGTTGAGCCAATGGAACTATTCCTTTAAGTTGCCGTTCTACAAACAGTGCATATCTTATTACTTTGTTATTTTCTTTTCTAAAGTAATCTTCAGCTGGTCTTTGGTTGAGTGCATCTGCATAATTATTAATTACAAAACTTGGAACAAGGGATATTACTTTGTTATAAAACTTAGTATAGTGAGTGTTGTATCGAGTTAATGCTAAGTACCTATCGAATAACTCTGGATTGTTTTCTTTCATATCCTGGAGTTTTGCAAAAGCATCGTTAGTATACTTACTGTATACACTTGGTGGCACTATGTTAATTAGTCCACCACTAACATAATGAGGTCCTGACTGAATGAATGTTCCTAGTGCAATATCATTAAAGAACTGTTTTATCTCTGGTTGGTTATGATTTAGTCCTTCTTCAAATGCATCATTAAACTCCGCACTGCTTTCATCTACGTCAATGTTCTTAAGTAAGAAAACAATCTCTTTATCTGAAACTGAGTTAGTAACATCAGCAGTATACAAGTTAGCAATCAAGTAGTTATTACGTAAGAACGGGAATCTCTCAATCAAACTATCAAGTCTTTCTTTTATATTATTAGGGGTGTCTCTTCTGAACATACCGTTCTTACCTCTATAATACTCCATTATGTTTCCATTCTCATTTTCTGCCATCATCTGTGTGTAACCGAATATGAGATTGTTTTTAAATCTAGTTACTGTTTGATATACCTCTTCATCTTTGAATATTCCAAAGGCTTTAATGTAATTTCCTATTGCGGTATTTACATCGTTAGATTCTGTAAGAGGAAATACTTGTGCTAGTATCTCCTGAGTAAACCCATTAGAATTAAATCCTGATAGTGCGGACTTCTTAAACATAAACTCAATAGCTTCAGAATTAAAGTCTTGAGTCAACTCGGCTTTTTTACCAGCTCTTATAGATGCTGTGTAACTAGTTCTTATATTATCAGTGTTAAAGTCTGCATTAGAAGTAAGTTCACGTAGTCTTTCCTGCTGACGTATTACTACACCAAACTGAAGCATGTAAGCAATATCTCTAACTAGTTTTTCTTTTTGATTATCTATTACTCTAGACGGTTCAAAAGAACTTAAGTGTTTATTAAATAAGTCACTTTTAAGTAGAATGTTCACATAAGTAGACAATACAAAACTATCTGATGGTGCGTATCCATCTTTTTTCCTACGTGCATCTATAACTGCTTCGGCACTTTTTATTAACTTAGAATACTCTGTACCTTCAAGTTGTCTTAGTTTAGCTTGAGTAAGTTTTATAATAACCTCCCTAGCGGAAAGTCCTTTGTTAAAGTTTTGATAGAGTGCCCCTTTATCTGATGCTTTACGTACTGTAGATATGATGTCAGACTTAATAAAGTTCAATACATCCTGTACTGGGGTACCTGTAAGTATCATTGCATGTGCTAATGGACTTGTGTTTTCGTCTAGTCCAAGTAATATAATCCAATCTTCTCTTGCAATATCTACGTGTCCGTTAATAAACTCACTAAGTACTTTAGAGATTTTATGTTCTCCATTAGCGTCTGTTGTTCCTCCTAATAGTATTTGATTGTCTGCGTTTCTGTTAGCTTTAAAGTAATAAGCATTTAAGAACGGACTAACATATCGTAGACCTGCTATTTGAAACTCCTTCTGCATTGTGTTTATCTTGGCATCAATTCCAAGTGCATCTTTAGAAAGAATATTCTCACGGAATATCTGCCAGGAAGTTAACGGATTAAAGACATCAGTACTAGAAATCATAGTTCCTTTAGGTGTGTATTTATTAAATACATCATTGTTATTAGGTTCAGTTGATTTTCCATACCACTCAGGTAAACTCATCAAATCTCTAATAGTTCCAACTAGGTTATTAGTTAGTGCTTTCTTGTAATTGATAATGTTTGAAAGTTCTGTGCTTTCGTTTATTATGTTTTTTATCTCCTCATTAATGTCTTTAAGGAACTTTATTTGTGCAGTAAAGTTATTAACGGCATCAAAGCTAGACAACGCAGCTACCTTTTGGTATATGTCACCCTTAAACTCTTGTATTAGTTCTTCACGAGTAAAGTTGCCACTATATATAGAATTAGGGTCATCTAGGTATTCGTCTATATTAGCTATGGCTTCATTTATGTTTTTACTTATTTCTTTGAGTTCAGTGCGTAATGCTTCTCTATCTTGATAACTTGGGTTTGCACTAACTTCTTTTTCAACTGCTTCTTTTAGATTCTTGAGCCTAATCTTACGGGACTGTAATTCTTTTTGGTTGCTTAGTGCTTGTTCGTAGTTAGCAACTGAAATACTTGATTGAACTACGTTACCTTCTTCATCTAGTGCTGTTTCAAAAAAAGTCAATTTATCAATATCATAGTCACCTCCAGATTTAGTTACAATCTGTGCTGGAAGAATCATAATGGGTCCTGCTGATTGTGGTAAAAATTCTTTTACCTGTACGTACTCCATTGACTGAGGTCCCTGTACAGGAATCCTCACACCCACCATAGTTATCTTGTCTTTGTGTTCTTTAATCCATTGTTTCTTAGCTTCTGTGTCACCTAGTAGAATGTCATTTAGTTTATCAAGATTACCTATTTTAACTCCGCCAAACTTTAAGTTAAGTAAGCCAGCATGTTTCTTTGGGTTAAATCCTACTTTAACTTCCATAGGTTGATTTATCCCGTTCTCGTCTACGGAATAGAACTTAAGACCTGCTGCTCCATACTCCCTAAGTTGTTTTGCAGTTGGTTTGGAGAATCGCTTTGCTTCAAAACCAGTACCAGCTACTTGAATATAACTTTCGCCATTTACTTTCTGTTTGATAATCCTGTTGTTTATTACACTCAAGATGATTGACTCAATCTTATCTCTTTGATTTACTCCATCTAAAGGATTGACAAAGTTACCATTTGCATCTACTTGAATGTATTTACGCAGCACATCACTTCCTTCTTTCTTATCTAGTTCACTAGTTAAGAACCGAGCCATTTGCAGTTGGTTTACACTAACTATATCACCAGCAGCATTACGACTGATACCAAGTTTTCTTTCTAGTTTAAGTTGTTCAAACTTAACTATGTCCTCAATGTTCTTAGTAAACCTATCGTATAAACCTGGAATCTTCTCTTGAGTCTCTGGAGTTAAAGATTGATTAATCTCACCATACTCAAAAAAATCTCCAAAAATAAGTTTAACCATCTGAGTTGAAAGTGTACTATTTCCTTTGAACTTAGGTGCTTGATACTGCTGTTCTCTGAGGTTTTGTAGGTACAATGTAGTTACGTTATCTACACCAGCTTCAGGATTAGGTACTAAAACTTTTTGACCATCTACTTCTTTTTCTACGTAAAACTCTCCTGCTTCTCCATAATCTGCCATTTTAGAACCTGACCTAAACGTATAATAATCAATCTGATTTTTATACATTATTTTAAGTTGGTCCATCATTTGAGTTCCTTGAATAGCTGAAGGAATAAGAGGCACAAGAGAAAACTTATGAAGAGCATTTCTTTTAACGTCTTCTACTATGGAACCAAAGTACCCAAGTTTAAGAGGAGGAAAAGGAGAAGTGTTATTTATTTTAAAGTCTTCTATTTCTTTTTTTAACTCAGGAGTAGGTGACTGATTGTATTGGTTTACTTTCTGCATAAAAGTTACCTGTTGATTAAATGCAGGTTCTTGTATGTCCCAATCCCACCTACCGATACTAATTAAGTAGTTTCTGTAAAAGTCAAGTGTAACTACACCTTGACCGTCAGCTTCTTTAGGATTGTCTGTATATGCCTCAAAGTAATTTGCTGTAGCTTCATCTACTCCTAATTCACTCCAATCTTTATTAGAGTAATATGCTTCTTTGTAAGTATTCCAATCTTCTTTGGTAAAAGGAATTACATCTTTATATATTCCTACTCTTACTTTGTCTGTAAATTCCCTTTCAACTCCACCTATCTCAACACTTAGTGCGTCTCTATTAGAGTCAAACTTAAAAAAGTCTTCAACAAAACTACTCCACATAGGTGGATTACCTGGTGTTGAGGTAAACGGTATACGTTTAAATATTTCACGGAAGTTGCCTGCACCTGTCTTATCAAAGTTTGCTATATCACCTACAAAGAACTTTAAGAACTCAACATTATTAATGAATCCATTTTTAACGTAGTAACTAGCTATGTATTTTAAGTTCTGAGCATTAATGTCAATCTTAGTTTTGTCTAATGCTCTTAGTGCGTTTCTAACATCAATAGGTAATATCTGTAAACTAATAAAGTTGTGTTTGTTAAGAATGTTTGCAGTTGCATTCAGTCTCTCCTCCGCACTTAATGGTAAACCTGTTTGGAGACTAATTTCCTGTGTGTAGGTATCAACTATCATGTTTACAAGTTTATCTGCTTGTTTATCAAAATAGGCTTTTAATCCTGCAGGAAGTTGAGATTTAGCTTCTCCGTAAAGTACTCTTAGTTCTTCTACCGAACTAGCATTTGATATTTTATCCAGTAGTTCTTGAGACAAAATATCCTTGAAGATAAATAACTTCTTACCTAACTTTTGATATGTTGACTTTGGCGTGCCTTCTTGTTCTTCTAGAATTGAAATGACTCTACCAAACTCTGATACAAGATAGTTATTAAATATATTTACAAGTTGTTCTTCTACTGCAATGTCTTCTTTTGGGTCAACTATATTGTCGTAGTTAAATGGAATGTAAACTCTATCAGCTAAAGCTGCGTTAGTAAACATTGTTGAGAAAGAACTTGTCTTATCACCAAATCTTATATTCTCTACGTTTCCTGTTTGGAAGAAAGAGAATATATCTTGCATCATTTTATCTTCTGGGTGAAGGTTAGTAGTGTGGAATCCTTTTTTGTTTCCACCTTGTTTTACTTCCATTCCACCAAAGTCAAATATATCTATGGCATTATTAATGCCACCTAATGATGGTATTTTAGTTTTAGTATATGTACTTAGTGCGTTCTTTTCAATCTCTGCTTTAGTAAGTGGTAAACCAAAAAGTCTATTTAACCAAATCGAACCAAGCATATCAGGATTCTTTCGGTAATCAAATCTTTCAAATCCTGGAGTGTTAATTAACTCCTCGTAGTTTTCAGCACTATTAACAGCACTGGTTGTTTGAGTTAAGTAAAACCAACTTGTTCTTCCAAACTTCTTTTTGTCTTCAGCTGTAAGATAGGATGTACTATAAAACTCTGACTCAAAACTATCGAAGTATTCAAGTATGCCTTTAAGTTCTGTAGACTTTTTACCTAAGTAGTTTTTAATATTCGTTTCTATTTTATCGGCTTGGTAAGTAATAAACTTATTTTGAGCCAATACTCCAATTTTAATCTTTGTATCATCAGAAAGAACACCCTTAACACCTAGAATCTCACTAACTGGATTATGTATAAAATCAAGTATGTTTCTTACTTTTATTGTCTGAGCATCATTTTCTGCGAGCGTATTTAAGCCGTGAACTATTTTAAGCTTCTCAAAGATAGCTTTTAACTTCGAGGCTTCTATTCCATAAAACTCAGTTAGTCCTGGTCTATTAGCTTCTTTTTGGAAATCAGTGTTACTTAACCCAAGTCCAATAGCTTTTAAGAAACGATTACCCTCTTGTATGTTGTCTTTAGTAAAGAAAGTTATAGCTTCATAACGTTTGCCGTTCTTGTCTTTTCTTGCTAAGTGAGCACCTAACCTAGTAAAAAAATCATTAAAGTCATTGTAGATATTCTCGATATTAACATAGTCGTTTCCGTCTGTATCTACTGCTTTATATCTGTCCGACTGAAAAGCAAAATAAGTCCTATCATACATTGCAATAGGATTACGTAAGTTTCTCTTTCCTTTTTGTTGTACTGTAACTACAACTGCTCCATCTTGTTTTGTTTCTTGGTTAACTACAAAATGTTTTACTTCAGGATTAGACATAATACTTCTTAAAGCCATCATGTTGACAAAATTTGCTCCGTCAATAGTTGAAGCAGGAAGAGTGGGGTCTACCATTTGTGCAGCTAGTTCTTTAAACTGCGGTCTAACATCTCCAAGTTTGATAACTTTTTGATACATATCCTCATACCTCTGCGTACCGCTGAGTTGAGCACTTAATAGATTCCAGTTACTTGAAAAGTTTCCTGACATAGGAAGTCCGAGTACACTATTTATTTCTAGTACATAATTATCTATTTCGTATGGTTGATTTGTTTCAGGATTAATCTCACCTGCTAACACTTTTCTATAACTAGGTAAAGAAGCAACCATCCTAACTACTTTCTTAGATGCTCTCCTCTGTTGGGAGATGTCTTTATCTTTAGTTAGTGCAGTAACGGAATCTTGAATATCGGGGTCTTCTGTTTCTATGCTTACTCTATCTTCTTGCTTTGAATACCAATCTTTGAATAGTTCAAAGTTTTCAGTAATAGCAATTAAGTTAATTAATTTAAAATCATCACCTTCTTTTCTTTTTCCCTTCTGTATTCTTTCTAGCGTTTCTAGCTTTGCTTCTTCTAGTTTTGCTTTTACAGCACTCCAGTTATTTAACAACCCCCCATAAAGTTCTAAAGTTCTGAATATCTGAATACCTTGTTCTCTTGTATAAAATATTCTAGTTGTTTTTCCAAAAACTGTAGCTTCAGGAAAGTTAATAGTATAAGATGAGGGAGTATTTATTTCGGCAAGTCTTCTTTCTTTTATCTTGGCTTTTTCGTATTCTTTTTTACTTATGTAATCAACTACTTGGTCGAGGGTATGTTGACCATCTTCATTACGTTCATAAGTAGATTCAAAGTTTGTTGTAAAGGTGCGACTCATTAACTCAAGTGCTTTCCTCTCGTCACCTTTTGCATACTCACTATTTAGTATGTCTTTGTAAAGTTGACTATCTACAACCTCACCACCAATACGTGTTTTATCTAATGGAAGTTCTCCATTCTTATCCCATACGTATCGCATGAAGTATGTATCGAAGATACCTTCATACTTACTTTTGTATTCTTTGTTCTCTTTATTATTAATACTACATCCACTCATGGTAGTTATTTGTTTTATTAGTCACAGAGGTTATTAGTAATATCTGTATCAATGTCATTTGGGTTTGCACTTATCTTACCAAGTAAATCATCGACATCTATGCCTTGCGAAGATAATATATCTCTTGTAGTTTCGGGGTCATTTATATCAGTTAAATTTTCAACTCCTATAACTTTTGTATCAGAAACAGGAACTTCTGGTTTTTCATAGTAAAGTGTTTGCATTGCAAATGAATTTACGTACGAGCTTACTGTTTTTGGATTAATCTCACCTAATTCTTTATCATTCTTTCTGTATTCTAAACTTCTTCCGTATCTATCTTTTTTAGAAAGAATTTCATATTTATTTCCTTCTTTATCATACAGTACATCTCCCACTTTTGCAAATCTAAGTTGTGTTGTTGCAACTCTTTTTGTTTCTACTTCTGTAGGTTTAGCTTCTAAAGCAGATAATTCTGTATCAATCTTTTTTAACTGCCATTCTAAGTTTTTTATTTTAGCTTCTTGTTTTTTTACTACATCTTTATACACACTATCTGAAAACTTAAAAGTACCATTTTCCTTGTCTTTTTTTGCTTTTTCTAACGCTTGTTTAGTTTTAGCTAATTCATCATTGAGGTTTTTCTTTTCTGCTTGTAATTGTGTTTTTGACTTTTGTTCTTTTTTTGTATTACTGTCAATCCTCTCCTTATTGGTTGAGTCAACTTTAACAAACACCTCACTTTCAATGCCTGGAATTACAGCAGATATATCAGAAGGGTCAACTTTAACTTCAATTATATCAGAAGAAAGTCCTTGTTTTTTTCTTTCATTTGCAATGATTTCAGCGGTTTTTCTACTTGTGGTAGCAGGATTATGACCTTCTTGCATAGTTCCGCTTCTATAAACCGTTATAGTTCCATCATCATTATAATCAAGCTGTGCTACTTGATTTTCTACAAATGCTTTTCCTTCTTTTGTTTGCGCCTCTTCTACAACCTTATTTTTTTTATTTTTTGCATCTTCGCTACTACCTAATTCAGTTGCTTTATATTCATCAACCGCTTTTGCATACTCAACAGGTTCGGAAACAGGATTATTTTTAGCTTCTTCTTTTCTTCTTTCTATATCAGCTTTCTTATCAGAAACAGAAGCTTCAGTAACTACGGTAGTAGTTGGAGTAGCTGGAGTAACTGGAGTAACTGTAGCAGATTGCATTGTTCTCTTACTTACAGATACTGCATCTAGTTTATTAGTTATGTTTGCATCAAACATAAGTCTAATAATCTTATCTGAGAATTGACTCCTACGTGCAGCAGGAACTTCAGTTTTATTCTTAGCCATAGTAAGACCTAATATGTCTATACTATTTTCTGCTTCCCCTGGAACATACTCTGAAGCAAAAGCAAATGCATTAATACTTCCTACACTTAAACCAAAGTCTTCACTAAGTAGTCCGTATACTGTTTGTTGAGTTGCCCACTTACTTACAGCTGATTTTACTCTTTCTGTTCCTGAGAACAGTTCTGTTGTGAACTTTTCTTTAGAGTTAAATACTTTGTTCTTTAGGTCAATAATGTGCATCTTTCCTTCAGGGTCAACTGCAACAATATCCATTGCACCGGCTACACCATCATAACCGCTTGCTTTCTTTTCTGCTTCGGTATACTCTCTATAAACTACAAGGTTTTGTGTTCTTAATACCCATCCTTTGCCTTCAAGTTCGTTTTTAAGTTCGGTCAGCTCAGCAACTATGTTATCAAAAGCTTCTTGAGTGATGTTCAACTTAAATCCTTTACCGTCATTTAATTTAGAGTTAAGTGCCATTTTTTCAGCTTCTGAAACATATTCTTCTTTTGACTTAACTGTAACACCTCCTAGTACATCCCTACCAATAATATCAAGTAAGTTACCTACACCGGCTCCTCTCTCCATATTGATATTAGACTTAACTTTAGGTTCTCCATTTATTCTTCGTACAAAGTTTGATTGACGTTCAAACTTTTTACCCTTTACGTTGTATCCTTCTTTATCAGGTTCTGAGATATTCTTAGAATCTGCAATAACCTTATCTAGTTTTTCTACTGTATCAGCTTGACTAATTGCTTTAGGTCTGCTATTAGTAGAAATAGAAGAAGGTAGTTCATTATTTTTATCTTGGTCTACTGCAGTAGGAGTGTTTATTACAGGGGTAAAGTTGCCCAAAGAATACTCAAGTTCATAACCAGTTACTTCGCTAACTCCATCTGCTTTTACAGTTAAAGTAGGTACAGGTTTGCTTGCAAGTTTTGTTTCTTTCTTTACTTTGTTTCCTAACGCAATAGACTTACGTAGTTCGTTTGCCTGAGCATTAGCTTTAGGTAAGTAAAGGAAAAGACCAAAGTTACCGTCAGATGTTTTCTGTCCATCTTTATTGTACTTCTGTACTTTGCCATCTTTACCTATTGAAGTAAATATCAAAGCATTTATATCATTGATAGTAATCTTACGAGTGCCTTCCATTGGTTGATTAAGTCCTGTTACTTTATCAGTAGCAAAATCTATAACTACCCATTTATTAGTTGTGGCTCCTTCTATAAGTGTAATTATTTTACCATCTCTAAAGGTAGCAACTTTAACATCACGATAAACTGTTCCATCAGGTTTAGTTATTGTTACTTTTCTTCCTTGGTTTACTTCATAAATCTCTGCTGGAGTTGGGTTGAGTTTAGGTTTATTAACTGCATCAATATCAGTAACAGATATGCCATCTTGCATTTGCTTATCGAATATATATTCAATAGCACTTTTCTTCATAAAACCCTCTGGGAATAATCCAATAAAAGATTCTCTTAACTGAGCAAGTCTTTCGGGTGAGGGTTTTTGGTCTGCAGTTACTTCATCAAATATGTCAACAAGTCTAGTAAGAGTCTCTTCACCAAGAACTTCTTCAATTACAGTAAACATATCTACTAAAGCTACTGGAGTATCACGGAACTCTTTTTGGAGTGAATCAATTATCTTCTGTTGAACATTAAAGTGTGAGGCATCAGTTTGTCTTTTAAATAAAGGACTAGTTCTTGCTACACCTTTGTTCTCTTCTATCTTAACTTGCTCTTCTTCTGATACTGCTGGGAGTTGGTTTGTTTTTTTAGTTTGAGAAGGTAGTGATTCAATCTTTTCTGAAATCATGTTAGCTAGTTCAGGAAGTTCTTTACCTAACTGTTCTAGCTCTGCTTTGGCTGCGGTAATAGTTTTCCAAGCGTTTTGAATTTCACTCACATTATCATTGTCTGCTATTGATGCAAGACTATTATTAATTATGTTATTGAGTTCAACTATTCTAGCTTCTACTTGTGCTTTCCTAGCTATTTGGTTTTCTGATATACCAAGTTCTTCAGCAGACTGTCTGTCTTCTATTCCTTTGAAGTCCTGTTCAAAGTTTGTAGTTAAACGGAGTAAATCAAACAAGTGAGTATAGTCCTCCTCAAACATTGGTTGATTACGTGCCATACGTCCCATTTGAACTAGTGTCTCACCAATCTCTGCATCAGTGTATTTTAAAGACGACTTGTTTATAGAAGTCATCATAGCTGCCATTATTGCTTGTGCACCTTTTAAGGTTTTAGCTTTTGCAACTTGCTGAAGTCCTGCTTCAATCAATTTAGTATATTCAGGGTTATCAACTTCTTCAGTACTTATCTCTCCTGTGATGTTATTTTCATCTGAAATAATAACTGTAGTAGGAACGCTCTCAAGTGCTGTAAGTACCTCAGTTAACTCTGGAGTTACATCTGTAGGTATAAGTTCTGGTACAGTTAGTGTTACTGTGTTATCACTACTTACTTGAATAATAGGCGGCTCTACTTGTACTTGTCCATCAGGAGTAGTTGTTACAACAACCTCACTTGTGGTTGCGGTTACTTCAGTAGAGGGATTAGCAACTTCACTAGTTGTTGCTTCATCTGTTTTTTCTGTACTAACTACATCTCCTCTTTGACTTTCTGCTGCAGCTTCTTTTCCTAGTTCTGCTTCTTTCTGTTTTCTTTGTTCTTCTATAGCTTTTTCTACCGCAGCATCAAACTCCTTTTTTCTCTTATCAACTACTGCTTGGTTTTCTAAAATATATTCAGCCAGTCTTTCTGGACTATCAAATATAGTTTGACTATCTAATTCTCCTGCGATATAAGCAGAGGTAACTGCTGAATTTAGTTTGCCAACTTCTTCTATTATAGTTTTTGCATCTTCAGCAGTTATAGTTCCAGCATCAACCCCATTCTTTATGTATTGAGAGATAGAAGAATCAATATTATTAACTCTATTAGTAAGAATATCTCTTTTTCTTTCAAGTTCATCTAGTAATTCCTCTAGTTCACTAATCTGGGAATCGTTTAAATCCTCAATACTGTTATATTTTTTTGCGGGTTTTTCTCTTCCTTCAGTTGTAGACTCAACTAAGTTCCCCTCTTCATCAATAATGGTACTACTAGGTAATGCTGCAACTGCATTGTTATTTAGAGATTCAATATAATTATTTATTAGTTCATTTGAGTCGTTTTCTATTTTCTCTAACTCTATATTAAATTCACCCGACAGTGTTGATGACACATCTGCACGAGTTTCTGGATTCAATAAAACCTGTGTTATAGTGTTTATTGCGTCTTCTTTTGATTTAGGAGACTCTGTTATTGGTCCAGCTTTTCCCTCAGTATTTAAAGATTTAATTATAGGGTTATAAGTATTTGTATCTTGTGCATCAAGTTTAGCAGCTTCTCTAGCTTCTCTTATATTAAGTAACTCATCTCGATAATCTCTTAAATGATTAATATAATTCTCAGGTTTGTTTGTAGCTTGTGCTTTTGCTATTATTTCTGTTGCATCTAATATTGACTTACTTAAACTTTCTGTTGTTGCAAACTGAGACAGTCTTTTTTTATTCTGTACTGTATTAGCATAGATTTGGTCTTTGTCTTCTTCAGTTAAATTTTCATATAAAGAAGCTCTTCTTTTGTATTCATTTATAGCTTTAGTATTTTCTGCAGCCTCATCAAACAGTTTCTTTTTTTCTTCTTCTGTATATTGTTTATTATCAATATCGAGTAGTTTCTTATCGAGTTCTTCTTTTTGGATTATCTTTTTGAAGTAGTCATATTGTAACTCTGGGTCTGCAAATAAACTCTCAACAGTTTTCATTTGTTGTGCACTGCTTCCCCTCCTTAAGTTGTTAACTCTATAGTTGTCTATTTTAGTTTGTACTTCATTTATTTTTCCTAAAACTTTAGCTGCATTCTCATTAGTTATCTCACCTAGCTTTTGAGCTTCCAATACTTTGTTTTGATAATATTCTCCATTTACAGCAATGTCAAATAACATTCTGTTGTTTCTTTCTTTAGAGTAGTTTTTTATTTGTTTTCCTATTCCAATAGGAGGACCAAAGAAAGCACCAGTAGCTGCAGTTAATAAATCCTCAAGAGTCAACTCTCTTGGCTTTTCACCCTGCATTGCAGCTAGTCCTGCATTTTGTGCAGCATAGTCCATTAGTTCGGCTGAAACTTCTTCAATTCCTTCCTCTACACCACGAGCAATCATAAAACGTGCACCAGCTAATCCTTGATTAATTCTCTTATAACTGTTTGCTGCTAAATATTGTAATGTTCTATTACTAAATACATTACCATAAACACTACTGTATAAAGTTTCCCATTGAGTTGGTGTACCTTTCCACTTACCTCCGAAAGTAACTCCCTTCTGAGCAAAGTCATCTAAGAACTTCATATCAGGAAATATGTTTTCAGTAGCTATTTCTATAGCAGTGCTTACTGCTGCTATTGCATGTGCTTTTTCTCTAGCATCTTCAATACCTTTTTCATACATATCATTGTATGCATGTATAAAAGATTGTGAATATACCATAGGACCCATAGCTAACATAGCAGGTGCTCTATAAGCAGCAGCTTTAATAATTGGATTAGCACTGCTGGCCATTGTTCTTGTCAATGCTGTAGCGTAACTTCCTGTCTCTGCAAAAGTGGTTGCAAATGCTGAAGAAGCTCTAGAACTAATTAATGTTCTGCCAGCTGAAGAAAACCTACTACTCAATTTAGTTACCCCACTAAAGGCTCTACCTCCTAGTGAAGCAATACCTTGTCCACCAAATACAGTAGCAACAATTAATGGTGTCATTTGTGCACCTTGATACAAACTGCCACTAAATTGATAGTGTGTTTTTCCATATTTATCTTTCCAAAACGCTTGATTGTCGGAAACTGGATTTCCAAACTTATCAAGTTTATTAAAGTCATGTAACTCTATAGGAGTTGTTGCTTCGTCTACGACTCTTTGAATTCTTGAATATCTAGTTCCTAATCCAACTACATTAGCTCCAAATGCAACTAAGTTTAATCCTAAATCAAGTGCCCCCTTACCAAGATATTGAGATGTTCTAACAAAAACATCTCTTCTAGCTTTACTTTTATAGTCATGCATAAGCATACCAACACCAGGTAGGTATATTGAAGGATTAAATTGTATACCTCCTCCTGCTTTTGTATATGCCTCACTTTCTTTTTGTTGTTCGAAAATATCTTCTATATAAGTTCCAGCAACAAACTTAAGTTCTTGGTTTTTAAGTAAATTTTCTTTTCCTTGTACTTTTAATAAACTAGAACCAAACTTATCTGATGCTTTTATTTCTTTATCTATTTGACTAAAAGTTCTATTGATTACATCTGATTCTTCTTTAGTTAATTGTTTCTTAGCTGCTTCGTTATAGATACTTTCTTTCTTTTTAAATAACTCAAGCTGATGATTGTAGTTTGCTCTCTGCATACCATTATCCATCATTGTCTTAAGATACAATAGTTTATTCCTGAATGTATTATCTATGAATGGGTCATTTCTATCTAATACACCCAACTCTTTTATTTGTCCTTTTTCAAAAGCATCTAAAAATCCAATACCCAAAGTGTAACCGTATTTTGGTCCCCCTTTTTCTTTATCCTCATCTGTAAGAGGTCTATTAATGTATAAATCTGGATGAATCTCTTTTAATATGTCAGAAGATTTTTTACCTATAGCTGCAAAGCCTAAAGCTTTATTAAAAGCCTCTTTAATTAAAGACTCTACATCTTTATCTGGGGTTGGTGAGTTTTTTGTAAATTCAAGTATTCTATTGTATTCTATTTCAGCTTTTTTAAATAAGTATCTTTTTTCGTAACTAGAAGTTATTCCCCTCTCAAACTCATTATATCTACCAATTACCCCAGCATTTAAAACAGATTGGTCTTCATCCATTGTAATTTGACCACGGTAAGGGTCAAGTGCTGCTTTTTGACTCTCCCTTTTAATTACATCTTTTATCTTACTATAGTTTTGTTGTATTTGGGGAAGTGTTTTATTATTCTCATCATCTATAAAATCTGCTGTTACTTTTTCAAACTCACTATAATTAGTTTTATAGTAAGGAGTTGCCTGTGGCAACATTATTGGTTTGATGCTTTTTTTATAAACTAAGTCTTCTGGAGATACACCTTTGTCTTGAGGTATAATTGTTGGTCTTATTGCTCTTACTCCTGGTTTAACTCTTTGTTGGTCCTCAAGCATAATAGACTTCCCCTCAAGAAAATCTGCAGTAGTTTTAAAACTTTTAAGTTGATTGTCATCAAGAAACTTAGCTGCAGCAGCAATAGGAGTACCATTGAGTAGAGAACGATTTAACATCATCTGCAACTCATCACTTATACCCATTTCAATAGGTTTTTCAGTTATGGGTTTTGGAGTATTGAAATAGTCTCTTAGTTTTTTCTTTTCTTCTTCTGTTTGAGTAGTTACTTTTTCTGTAAATCTTTCGGTTATCTTAGGTAAGTTACTAAAAGTAATTGCTTTATTAATTACTTTTTGGTCAAAGTAATTTGTCCGCGGAATAGCAGGTATCTTATTAGCGTTAGGTATTGTCTTTAGTACTTTATTAACTTCACTTGCATTATCAATGGCTGAACCAAAAACAGGCATCCTAGTTAATGAAGGCGTATTAGGATTTGCTTTAGCATAGGGAGATTTACCAGGAAACAAAGTACTTAAAGATTGTCCATCTGGAATAGCTGCCGAAGAAATAGGTTGAGTAGCTGATACTTGAGTAGATGGAGCACCTAATGAACTTGTCATTAGATTTCTTCTAGTAGCAAGTTCAATATTGTAGTTAGCAGCCTGAGACATTGCTACATCAGGTGCTACTCCCTGTTTAATAAGATTTAATGCTTTAATTCCTCCAGGTGAAATCATCTTTTATTATTTATTTATTCTTGTGTTGAAGGTTTCTTTGCTTTAATTAGTTGGTCATATAAACCACCTGCAGCACCAGTATTTTGATATACATTTATTTCTCCCATAAGTTTTGCATATTCTTTACTATAGGTTTCTTGAGCTGTTGGAGTTAGACCTGCTTCATAAGTTGTAGGTTGACTTAATAGTTCAGCTAGGTTACTATTATTGATAAAGTCACCAATAGAAGTAACATAGTTTCCACCAACTCTAACTATCTTATATGCATTCTTTGGGTCGGTTCCTAGTTCTGCAATACTTTTTAGATTATCAATTTGTCTTTCTATACTTGTTTTTGTGTTTGCATCTAAACCAGTAAGTGCTACAACTTTAGTTCTTAAGTCATCAAGTTTAGCAGACATAGTAGTACCTGTTAAAGAATTAAAGTCAATACTTCCACTCAATCTAGAAATAAGGGTTGTGTCCGCACCAGATTCAGGAACAAAGTCAAGAGACTTTTTATAGTTCTCTACTCGTTTAGTTGAAGCTTCTTGTGCACTTATACGAGACAGTTCATAGCTATGTTGAGTAGCTAGTTTCCAAGCAACGTCTTCTTTGAGGTCAACTTTTCTATTTTCGATTGCAAATCTCTTAGCAAATCCTTCTACAAATCTTTTAGTGAAGAAACCAGTGTATTCTCCAATATCAAAGTCATCAGGATTCATATCTATGTTTTGTTGAGCAGCTTCTATTACTCCCTCTTGACTTTGGATTAGTTTCTGCAAGTAGTTAGATGTTTGAATTTGCTCAGCTGTCATTTTACCTGGAGGAATAGATGCGTACTCTCCAAGTTGTCTCTTAGCGTTTTTAATTACATCTTGAGATAACAACTTCTGTTCTTTATTGTGTCCTACCCACGTTTGGTAAACTGCATCACTTCCTAAACGATACATATCTGCTTGAGCATGAATTTGCAGTTGTCTTAGTTCGTCTGGGTTCATAAAGCTCATAGCTCTATTATAAATGTCTTCTGCTCTTTTTCTTTTAATAGTTACTTGTTCAAAGTATCCTTGAGGAGCGTTTCCTTTTTGTATAGCATAGTCTTCTTGAGCATCTACTAATTTCTCAGCTTCTTCTAGTTTCTTACGAATATCAATGTAGGATTCGTAACTTTTATTCTTTTGAAGTTTAGTATCTAATCCGCCACTTTTTTGGTACTCCATAATATCATGCAAGTATACTAAATCATTGTCAGAGTTTCTTTGACTCTTATCCATCTTCTCCAGTACAGCGTATCTTCTCTGAGCTTCTGCTCCATTCTCAAGTGCATTCTTAATATACTTGTCATTCTCGAATGGTTTGCCTAAGTTAATAACTGCTTCTACGTTACCAATGTTAGCAAAGTCAAGTCCTGCATTTGCTTGGATACCTTTAACTACTTTACTTAACTCTTGGTCAAAGTAGTTACGTGCGTTATCGTTAATGATAGTATTTCTTAGTTGGCCGTAGTTATCATATACTTGTTTGATTTTGTTACGACCTTCATCATACATTTCCTGCTTCTTAAGTGCTACCTTAATTAGGTCTTCAGAAGCAATAGGACTTACGTATTCATTAAACTGAAATCTATTATGTTGTTCTGAAATTGCCATGTTGATTATTTTTTAGCTTCTTTTTTCTTTTTCTCTTCTTCTACTGTACTTGTAGTAGTAGTAGTTGTAGTCTTGGAAGGTTCAGTTGCTGTTTTAGAAGTTGTAATTATAGTTTTAGTAGCAGGCTTAGTACCGTAAGCTGCGTTCAACATTTCCGCAGTCATTGCAAGATTAAACGGGTCATATCCTTGTGGGTTACTTAAAGTAGCTTGACCGGTATTACCATCCCAGTTGTAGTTGCGTACAAAGTTATCAAAGTAAAGTTTCTTACGGTTTTCCTCAAAGTTCCAAACATTACGTTTCTGTGTTGCACTGCGTACAATGTCTTGTATTTGAGAAGTTCTTGCATCATCTGCTGAGGCCATCAAAGTATTGTATACTCTATCTAAAGAGTTAATATCTTGAATATCTTCTTGCCAACGATACTTTGCGTTTTGTTGGTCTGCGGCTGCTCTTTGTTGTGCATCAAAGTTTTGTTTCTCTGAATAGATTCTTTGTTTAGCACTAAGACTTGACATAAATGCTGCATTAGGGTCAGCACCTGCTCTTAAAGCTGCAACATAAGAGTTATCAATATCTTGTAGTTGAGGTTGAATGTTAAGAGTTTGAGGCATTACATACGGAGCATTATAATCAAATGGTACGTATGGGAATATCTCGGAATTAGCTAGCCCATAAAACTCAGGAGCAAGTTGTGCAATATCAAAGATTGCTTTCTCGTAATTACCTTGGGGAGCAGGACCTACTTTACCAGGTACAGGACCTCCAGGAGAAGTAGTAACTACATCGGGAGATGGTGGTTCTTCTTTTTTCTTTCTAAACTCTTCATCTTCAAATCCTACTATCTGACCTATATAAGTATTGCCTTCCCATCTATCAGTTGGAGATATAGGAAGTCCTAAAAATGTTTGGTCAGACAAACCTTCAGGACTAACTCTAAATCCTTTAAGCAGGTCTTTATCTTTAGGTTGTTGTTTTTTAACTGCAGCTATAGCACGATAAGCAGCTTGATATTTTTCTGTAAAATCTTTATCAAAAGTTGCCCCTTCTTCTAATGTGTAGTTACCATTTGCACCTTTAACTATTTTTCCTTTTATTAAAGGCATATTCAATAAAGCAGGATTACCTCCCTTACCGTCTTTACCCTCTACATCTTCTCTGAATGTATTTGACTCTATGTACTCCTTAAATAACGCTAGTGTTTTTTCTTGATTTTTATTTTCTCCACCTTTACCTGCTCTATCTAACATTGGGTCAAACAGTTCAGTATCTCTTCCAATTTCAGTAAAGAATTGTCTAAACTTAATTAATGAGTTATTACCTCCATCAAGAACATCAAGCATATCTTCTACTTTTCCAGTAGCAAGATTTTTATTTTTTAGTTGTCCTCTGTATGCATCAACTAAACGTGACGATAAAACATCATAGTTTTCATTTATTCTATTCCTAAGTAACAATATAGGATTATCACCGTACTGCTCACTTAGTTTTTTACCTGCCCATTGTCCTTGTCCTTCTTTCCATACTTTTCTTTCTACACCACCTGTTCCTGCTATTTTAGTCCAGTGTCTAGAATTAATATCAACTGCATTTCCGTCGGTAACTGTTCCACCATCAGCAGGGTCAGCTTGTTTTTTTACGTTATTAGTAGAAGTGTTAACTGGTTGTTGTAAACTTTTATCTGCACCAGTAGTTGTTTTACCGTAGGCATCAATCTTAGCAGCTGCTTTAATCTTTAACTCGTTAGTTAGTTCTTCTCGTGCTTTGTTTGCTTGTTCTTCGTTATCGAACTGTAAACCTTGCATTAGATTGTTTACAGTAGTTTGTATAGCTTTTGGGTCTAGTCCTGGTATAAATGATTCTGCAGTTAATACTGGTGATGTATTTCCTGTATTAGTAGTTAGTAAAGGTTGAGTTGATACGTCATATAGTGTAGAAGAAAGCTGACCATATCTAGGCCCTAAAGGTGTTCCCCCAAATGGACCACTCATTGAATTGTAAAGGTCGTTTTGTTTTGCTTTTAAATCATTTTCCCACTCATTATAGCGATTTTCTTCACTCTGCAATTCTTCTTTTGTTATTTGGTTTTTTTCAAATTTTTTCTTAGCAGTCTCAAAATCATTCTTAGCAGCATCTCTTACACTAGCATATAACGCAACATTAGCAGCATAATTTCTTTGGTCATAGGGATTAATTTTATACGCCTGTTCAAGAATTAATTTGTCTTTATCACTTTCTGATAACTTAACAACTGACTCAACTACATCAGACCTAGTTTTAGGTGCATTAGGATACTTAGCGTTTAGTTCTCGGTTTGCAAGACTTGATGCTCCAAATAAATATCCTTGATTTGCCTTACCAACCATTTGAGCTATAAACTGAGTACGTCTTTCACTATCTGTTACTCCTAGTTTATCAAACACATTACTCATACTTGATGCCAACTCTTCAGGAGTTATATCAATCATATCTAATGTATTGTTGTATCCTCTTGGAGCAAACTCTGGATATGGGTATTGCATTTCAGGATTAGCTAACATAGTTTGCACGTAAGGTCTTCCTCTTTCATCTAATGAAAATGCAGTAGGAGCAGAGTTAGTTTGTGATAGTTGTTGGTTTCTGTATCTCTCTGCGTTTATCTGTTGTGCATTTTGAGCCATACTTGTCTGCATTTGATTAGACAATCTTGCCCAGTTAGGTAATGCATCACTAATACCAAGTCCTGTAGTTACGTCATTATACAAACCTACTTGACCATAAAGCATACCACGTTTAGCTTGTACTTCATCTTTAACTTCTCCGTTTGAGTTTCCGTTCATAGCTTGCTGCATTTGGAATAACTGCATAAGCTTTTTAGAGTTACGGTCATAAAGTATCTGTGCAGTATTTCTATCTACACTCTTAGCGTGTTGGTTTTGGATAACTTCACTGTACTTCTCTAGTGGGTATTTCTTAGCTTCTTTTGCAAAAGTTGTATTAGTTCCAGGAATCTTTAAGTAATCAGAGAATACAATAGTTCCTTCAGGAAGTACAAACTTCTCTCCACCTTGTGAGTGTTTCTTTCCACCTACTGAGTATTCATCTCCATCAGGTAATATAAAGTACTCACCTCTTTCTAGTTCTGCTTCTTCAGCGCCTGTATCAGTTCCTGTGCGAATCTCAGCACCTTCTTCTGCATAGATTATTTTTTGACTACCAGGTCTTGCTGCAAACTGAAAGTAGTTATTATCATGTCTACCTTGGTCATTTTGGTCATTAATTTTCTTGATAGTTGCTTCTCTGTTCTTAATATCTTCTTTTAAAGATAATGCAGTATTAATCATACCAAGTCCCATTCTTGAGTAGTCTCTCCAAGTATAGGATTCTTTTGGTTTAGAACTATCACTAGTAATAGAACTAGAAGTAGTTTGTCCTATAGTAAGATTCTTTTCATCTAGTTTAGTTACAGGTTCTGTGCCGCCTGATACATCAGCTTTTGGATACTGATACGGAAACATAGGACCATATACATCAGATTGAGAAGCAAAGTTTTCTTGGTCTTTCTGCTTAATCTTATCAAGCATACTAGTATACTTAGTATTAACTAGCTTTTCTTTACTTTTATTTACAGCGTATTGAGTATTATATGGGTCGTAATCTTTATATATGTCTTCAATGTTAGTTATCAATGGAGTAACTTCTGGGGTTCCCCAAGAAGGCACATTGTTTTGTGAAGACGGGTTAAGTACTACAGGGTCTGTTTGATACTTCTTAAACAGCTGAGACTTTAAACCTTTAACTCTATTTTTACCTGTTTTCATTAACTTTGTTAACTTAAATAGTTATTAACTTATTTAGTTATAACTTATTGATTGACATGCTTGATTTACAAATATACAAGATTAAGTATAAAAAGCAAGTAGTTAATTTTACTTGCCTTGACCTCTGTAAGTCTTTTGATAGTTCTTGCTACTCTTAAGTTTAGAGTGTTTTGTCTTAGCATGAACACCTGGACGATTTACTTTTGGTTTCTCTTTATATAAACTAGAAAGAGTATTTCCTTTTGATGCTTTCTTTGTTGCCATAATATTACCACTTAATTTTGTTAGCCCAATATGCAGCTGAGGATTTACCCTTAGCTATGTTTTTTGCGTGACGTGCTTTGAATGCTTTATTTCTTTTGGAACCTTCAGGAGACCCAGTTACACCCTGTTGACCAAAACGAATTAGTTTGTAATCTCCTCCTACCTTAGTTACAACAGCATGACTTTTAGATGCACCTGGTGTTCTTTTAGGTTGGTTTACTCCTCTGAATCCCATCTTCTTGTATCTGTCTGGCATACCTCCTTCTCTGAACATAGTTAGTCCATTTGATGCTTGGTCTATCATATCCATTGAAGGCATGTTATAGTTTTCAGTTTGTACAACAGGCATCATCATAGGATTACTTACTGCCATACCTCCTCCTTGCATGTTAGCTCTAATTTTAGCTTGAACATATCCTGGCAAAGATTTGAATCCTGGGTTATTAACTCCACCACTTCTCATCATAGATGTAACTTTATTTTCAGTTTCATAGTAAGAATTATCTTCTTTGTCTGCTTCTCTGCGAAGTAATGGTACATCTTTTTCGTATATCCTAGAGTCATTTGCTCTCGGAACACCACGTAACACACCTCTCATAGTTCTTCTAGTTCTAAAAGAACCTCTTGTTCCTCTAGGAGTTAATTCTTGTTTTTCGATTGTTTTATAGTCACCAGATGGGGAAACTGTAACAGTTTTAGTTTTCATTCTTTTAACTGGAATATTGCCAGACATTCCTCCCCCTTGCATTATCATACCTTTTTCCCCCTTACGCCAAGTACCACCTTTGGATTTATAGTACTTAGCAGCCCAGCCATTTGCGTAGGCTGAAGGATAGACATCAAACTTGCTCTTAGCCATAGACTTAGCTCTAGACCAAAGAGAAGGATTATTAGGTTTATTTGCCATTTTATTATTTGTTATTTTCTTTTATGATTATAAGGTATTCTTTGAGAAGAAGTCTTTGCGGACTTGAATCTTGCTTTTTCTTTTGATGAAAGTTCTGAACTAGTTTTAGGAGTTTTACTGCTTATACGTTTAGAAGGACGACAAGCTGGATAAGCTCTGTTTTCTCCTTCTTGGCGACCACATGCTTTTCCTGATTTTACATCTACCCATTTTTCAGCAAACCATCTGTCTAGTCCTCCATGTTGTCCTCCTTTTTTAAATACCTCAGTACCATCTTGGGATTCTTGCTGTTGTTTAGGTAGAGGTGTAAATGTCTTTTTCTTTTTAGAAGCAAGTTTTATAAGATTAGCATTAAGAGTTGGTTTAACAGTTACTTTAGGTTTTCCTGTTCCTATTTCTTTCTCTAATCCTGCAGATACACTAAATCCAGGAAACACATTTACACCTGCAGTAAGTCCATACTTATTTAGTTTATTACCAACAAAATTAGTTGAAGCCGAAAGGTCAACATTCTTACCTAGTTTAGTATTAAGTTTTCCTTCCATAATACTAGGTTGACCTTTTGAAAAGGTCTTAGATAAAGATGCTTGAGTTTTTCCTAAGTCAAGATTACCTCCAACTGTAGTTTTATCCATTCCTTGATTATCGTAAGCTCTACTAAAATTAACACTTAATGGTTGACCTGGCATAAGTTCTGCACCTATTGTATTGGTAAAACCTTCTCCTTCTCTTTGTCTTAAGTAAGATAAGTTAAATAAATCACTTGCAGTTAAGTTTCCACCTATATTTTGGAGGCCGTCATTTCCGTAATTAGCAGATACATCATAGGTAATATCTCCTTCTGTTTTGGCGTATTTACCTTCATAAGTTTTTCCTTTTTCATCAACAGTTCTGTAACCTGATAGTTTACGTTTCTCGTTACCTATACTGCCTTTTACAGACTGTTTAGTAATTTTTTTATCTGGTCCATAACTTTGATTAAATCCTAGTGATACTATTCCTGGGTTAAATAAACCTCCTACATCTACATATCTACCGTCTTCTCCTTTAGTTGAACTGTAGTTTAGTTTTAAGTCTTTGCCAGCATTTAATCCTGCTGTTAAAGATGTGTTAGGTATGTAAACTAAATTACCTCCTAATGTTTCATTGCCAAAGGTATTCCTATAAGTTAGGTTTTCTTTCTTGAGAGCCGACTTAAGTTTTTGTCCTTTATTTACTTGTCCTGAGTAATCTATAGAACCTAAAGCTCCCAAGTTAAGTCCTGCATTTATATCTAATGGATTAAATTGTCCTTTAGTTATTTCTCCTGCAGTTCCCCTTCCTGATATATCTATATTACCAATCTTACCTGAACGATTAAAGTTAAGACTAAGATTAGTTAATTTAGCTTTGTCTAGTACACTCTGACTAACATCAGACCTACCTGTTGCCACAGCTGCCAATTCTTCCTCACTAAGTCCATCAGTTAAGTTTTTCTTGTCTTTATACCTATTAATATCTTTTGCTATTGAACTAGCTTGAGACAAATCAATAAAACTAGGATAATTAAAATTACCTTGAGTCATAGGATTCTGAACTCTGAATCTTTGCATTATTTCTTCTGCAATAGGATTATTAGTTACTGAACCAGCTGCTTGATATTTTTTAGTTTTGCCTTTTGACGAGTTAGACACTGACGCTACTACAGTTCCATTAACACCTGGAATAGACATGCCCCCTATTTGGTATTCTCTAGGAGGCAGTGATACTGTATGAACACCTACTTTTTCTCCTGCTTGTATTCCTGCTTTTGTTCCTGCTTTTCCAGCACCTATAGCTGCTCTTCCTAATCCTGTAACTAAAGCATTTGCTAAAGGTCCGGTATTCAGTGCTGCAGTGACTCCTATGTTTCCTACTCTTTTTTGTATTCCTTGTCCAATACTTTTTTCTATACTATGTAATCCAGGAGCAAGTTTTTGTCCTAATAACATTCCTGCAGGAACAAATGCAGCTCTTAATGAACTTTTTATTCCCTCTTCTCCTTTTCCTTTTGAAAACTCACTTGCTGATTGAGTTGCGTTAGACCAAAAACTACCTCCAAAAGAAATTGGATTAACATAGTTATCTAGAAAATCAGTAACTGGTTTTATACCTTTTGGTATTTTACCACTTAGTCCTGGTGTAAGCACAGAATAAGGACTTGATAACTTTAACTTTTCAGGAGCAGCTGCAAACCAATCAGAAATATTATCAAAAGAAACATCCCCACTAAATATCTTCTCACGAGCTTGATTTGATTTTATTACAATATCTTCAGTAGTTGGTTGCATTGCTGCTTTTTTTGCAGCTTCTTCTGCCTCAAAATCTTCTTTATATATTTCCCGTATAGATTTTCTTAATTCCTCGACATTTTTTACAGTCTGTGCATTTTGCTGTTGTTGTAGTTGAGTAGCATTGTTTACAGGTCGTGCTACTGTAGTTGTATTTCTTTGCTGACTTTGACTAGCAACTACTTGGGATTTAGTTGGGGAAACTAAAGAAGTAGGTTTATTTGAATACCAACTAAAGCCAGTTGAAGGGTTTTTAACTTTTTTACCAGTTTGGTATTTCTTAGTTTCAAACACAGCTTTGTCTCCAGGAAAATAATACTTACCTCCTGGCTTCATTAAAACTAAATTACCTGAAGGAATACCTTTACCTAAGATTGGTTCTTTAAAGTAATCAGGTTGTCCTTTGGGACCTTCCATTGTGATTTGATTAGAAGGAACCACTACGTCTCCTTCTTGATACCACATACCTGTCTTACGTACTGGTACTTTACCTCCAGTATTATATCTCATTTTATAGTGGTCAAGTAGAGACTTCTTCATTACTTTTTCATTTTAGAAAGTGTCTTTGCAAGTTGTGCACGTTTTGCCGTAGTAGAAGAGAATCCTTTCTTATTAGAAAGAACTTTGTCTCTAAAAGCACTAGTAGACATACCTGCACGTTTAGCTTGAGCAGTAAATGAACCAGGTTTTGAGATTGCTTTCTGAATCCATTTTCCACCTTTTTTCATTGTCATGCCTTTTTTAGCATAGTACATTTCTTTAAGTGAGTTCATCATGACTTATATAGTTTTAATTTAAGCTAAGCAAATATAATGTCTTAGTTACCAAAGCGATTATCTCATCTATAATATTTTGTAGATGAGTTCTTTCGCTACCAAATACATTACGGTGCTTCATTAAATACTCTTTGAAGTTAGTTAAGTAAGGTACTGGACTTGTATACTCCGAAGCTGGTATTTTATAATTAAGTCTTTTACCCATGCATCCAAAGTAAGATTCAATTAAAGAATCTGCTAATTCTACAATGCCATCATAATACTCTTCGCTTGCTTTGTGTTCTGCAAATGAAGTTGTTTGGTGGTGTACAATCTGCATGGTATCCCTTGTGTGGTAGATTTGTCCTAGTACAATCTCAGGTTTTACTGAGCTTATGATTTCGTTTTTGTTAATCATATTATTGAGTTATTTATTTGTGATAGTTGAATATTGTTTATGAATTTATATCTGTTATAAAGGTCTTGTATCAAACGTACTCTAGAAAATGTGCTTCGTATTCTTTGTTTCCCTGTAAGTATGGAGTTGTAAAGAACTGCTTTAGTATTAACTACTTTGTCTATTGGATACTCTGGTTGTACACTTGACCACTCAGTAGAGAACAAAGGTTGGTTATTTAGTTTGCTATTAGTAGCGTCCCAAAAACCATTAAAAGTATTTCTATGTTCTCTTTTAGTTAAAAGAGTCTCAAAAGTACCACCACTTACTCTTGGATAAGTAAGCATCTGACGAGCATCATTGGGAACTTGTGCAACTAACTTAACTACACCACTTGTCTGTTCTTTGTTATAGATAATAGCTTTAGTAAAGTTGGGTGTATTTACTCCATTATAAGAACCCAGTGAGTAATAGTCTTCTCTGTTATAATATTTATGGATGTCTTGGAAATAAGTAATTGAGTTAATCGTAGCTACATTAGGAGCTGCATTTGCTGCAAACTCAATGATGTACGGATAAAACTTATTATAATACGTTTGATAAGTAAACGGAGATAAGTTGTGATTCCAAGTTCCTGTCTTAGTAACTGTTTGGAAATGGTCTATAAGTCCAATATAATTGTTAGGTAAGAAAGAATGAAAAGACAACCAAGCTTTAATTAGTACGGAGTATGATGCTGTCCAACTCTTATTCTCAAAGTATGTTGGGTCTCCTAACTCAATAATAGTGTCGTTGTAATAGAGTTTTTTATTCTCATAAGTTACAAGTTTTCTATATTGAGGTTTTAATCTGTAATCTAGTTTAGTTATAAAGAGTCTGTGGAATCTTTCGTCCCAACCCATTGCAATACCAATACCCTTGAATGTATTGTCTATTGGGAAGTTTGGAATGTCTTTAATTATTTGGAAAGGTAAATGTTCTTTAAACCAGTTCATTGTACCTTTATTAGAAATCTCATCTACTCCTGATGAACCTGATACTTGGTAAATATGACCTCTACGTGCATCAACCCAAAATCCTCCATGAGTAGTTTTAATAAATGCTTTATGTTGTGAACCTAAATAGCCGGTATCAGAAGTTGACAAGTCAATAGGTTTCTGATTAAACATACTTGCATTACCTAATTCAAGAGCTTGTGGATTGTTACTATCAAGGGTGATTATTGCGTTGTAAAGTTTAGTACTATTTTCAAATCTTGCATAAACTTTATTGTTCTCAACACTATTAAGAGCAATTAGTTTACCTGAAGTTTTAGGAAAGTCATAAAGATTATTTCTTCTGTAGTTTAGCCAAGGGTCGCTCTTAAGATACTTATTACCCATATCAGAGTAAATAACTCTATTATAAAGGTCTGTCTCGCAATAAAGCTCTGGTATAAACTCGTTGTAAGGAGGATTGGGATTAAGTATATTTTGAACTGAATAAGATATATTATAGTGATAGAAGTTATCGTACTTAATAGGAACTCTTATTTCTTGCAACCAATCATCTGGGATTTCTCCTAGTTCTTTAGCTCTATAAAAGTTTTCCTCCTTGTCGTTTCTCCCATGTCTAAAGTCTACGTTAACATCTGACTCTACAAAGAATACAGGCATACCATAAGAGAATAAGTATATCATTCCATTATGATAAAATATGGTTTTATTCTTAAAATCTCTATCTAGATGGTAAGCTGGGGTAATTGAAAACAAATCAGATAAAGTATCTAACAAAACTATCATTAATCCAAACTTAAATGCTTCTCCAGTTAAGTCTACTATTTGTTGGTGATTACCTGCAGGAAAAGCAGCATAAGCCGCAACAGCAATTGCAGCTATACCAATCATGATTCCAATTAATAAAACTAATTGATTACGCAAAAAAGTTTCAATATCTTGTAACTCTGGTCTCATTCCGTAGTAGTGTGTTGGATATCCTAAGTTAGGAAGTAAATGGTAGTTGCCTGCTAAGTCATTAGGTTTACCTGCATAGTTCTGTCTGAAGAATGCATGTTTACGTTTAAGGGTAAATTGATTAATATAAGTGTCTCCACCAAATGCAGGGTAATAAGTTTCTTCAATACTTCCTGTTTTAAATACAGGGTCAATATTAATATTAACTGTATAACCAGTAGAAACGTAACGTACATTATTTAACTGTCCATATTGATTTGGGATGTTGTCTTTTATTGAAGCATAATAAGCACGGGTCACTTTACTACCATCAACTACTCCAGGATTATCTTCGTAGTTAGAGTAATGTTCACTAGCAACATACTTAGTGTTGTCTATTATATCTGAAGCCTCATGATTAAAAGTATTATCTAGTGATAAATAAACGCTACTTTCTCTAAACCTATTATGGAACGATTTTTCTCCTTCTCCAAAGTTTAGTATATCACTTAAAGCATAATTACCAAATTTGATTCTTCTTCTTTTGTTCCCTAAGTTATTTATATTTCTAAAGTTATTGTAAAGACCTACTCCATTATACTGCCAAGCATAGTTTGTTCTAGGAATAACTTTTTCTATTATTGACATGAATTGTGCTTTATCTGCTATAAAGTTAGATAAGTCAATCTTTCCGCCATTAATAGACAAAAAGCCACTTAATAAAGTAGAAATAATAGAAACAGACTCTGTATATAATCTGGTTTCACTATGTTCTTCTACATTAACAAAATGTCCTAATACTTGTCCAAACTCAACTGTCTCAAGTCTTAACTCGGAACCTATTTTAGGAAAAGCAAAGTGAGTATCTGGAGAATGAAAGGTAAATCTTTGATGTTTGTAGTTAATTATATTTTTAAACTGAGGTAAGAATCCATAGTGGTCATAAATAACATTCCCATAAGGTCTTTGTTTGTAATACCAATTATCATTAGTTTTTATATATGGGTCATTTGCTACAGAGTTACCTCTCCACCCAATATCATTAAAAGGATAATTAGGATAATAGTATTCTTTTCCATCTCCCTCAAACTTACCTACGTCATAAACGAGTCCTTTAGCAACTATTGATTTGTTGTTTACTCTTGTTGCTCTAACTAACTCAAATCCACATATAATATCTTTTGCTTTAAATGGTTTACTTGGGTCAGCAGGATTTGCTAGCTCAAAGTTATTAAGTAAGTTGTTAAATACATTAGCATCTACTCTTACCCCAATAGGATGGATATATTCTTTTGCACCAAATCCTCTCATAGCATTTCCAGGAAGAGTTGGTGAATTATGAATGTGTGTAATACGAGAATCAGGAAACTTATGAAATCTTATATTAGTGTCTGCTAGTTTAGTTCCCCAAGCATCCTCATCCCATATATCTTCATTACATGGGTACTTTTCAGTAGATTCCCAATAAGCAAACTCTCCTCTAGATTGTGCTCCTATCTCACAACTGTATTGTTTTTCATAGTCTAGTTCTGTAGCTGGTGTAAATGCAGTTGGAAATCCTGCAGTATTGTAAACTTGCCAACCTTCTTTGGTTCCGAGTGGGTCTTTACAATCTCCAGGTTCAATAAAGTTATCAGGATTAGTTACAGGTACAGTCTGACTATCTCCAGGTAAAATGTTTTTAGCTCTACCAGGAATATGAAATACTTCGGTATACTTACCTGACTTTAGTTTAAACTTAATACCAAAAGCATACACCTCGTCTCTTTGATATGTACGGAAAAAATAAGCTATCTCAGAATTAGAGTAATCAAAGTTTCCACCAACAGGCATATTAACTGTTTCCCATTGGAGTTTAAGTTTATTGGCAAAAGGTTGGAAGTTATATTGATATTCTTTTTCTAAGTCAGCAAGCATTAGAATATCGTTTTGATTTTCTACTATGCCTGCTGTGTTATAATATGGTGTGCGAGCTAATACAGCTTCTGTAGCAAATACACTATCAATCTGTCCAGTATATACTATACTATCATTTAAGAACTGTTTGTCCATCTTGTATATTCCAACAACAGAAACTTTAAAAGTTCCGCCTTGGACAGTCTCACAAACAACTAGTTTGAAAAAGTCAAAGATGTTAGTTTGATGTTCTATTTTAATTCTAATAGACTGATTAGTTACATAATCAGTTAAATTAGTTAGTTTCTTTTCATATATAGGAAGAGGTTGAGTAAAGTCAAAGTAATCAGTAAACTCTGAACCATTTTCATCACAATAAGCAATAGAGAATTGATATGTACCTGCCTTAAGTTCTCCCCCACTAGATACTCTATCTGGGTAAATTCTGGGGTGACAAGTATCTGGGAATATTTTTAGCTCACCGCAAGTTTTCTGTGTAACTAGTTTTTTGCCATCACAATCTTGTGCTTTACCACAAGCATCTCTGTTTAATGGAAATTCAAGTGAAAGATAACGTGGTGGATTCTTTCTATCAACAAAGTATATCCTAGTTTCACATTGGTCTACTCTATAAGTAGCATATACAGGATTTTCTATATCAAAGTTAAGACAACAGTTTATAGGATTATTAGGGTCGAGGCATGGGTCACAATCATGGTCTATTGGAAAATAATTAATACTTTGTACCCAATCTTCTTGGCTTGGTACAACATATACCCAACTATCTTTAATTACATTTAAAGGACCAAAATTACTTTGAAAAGATTGATAATGTGTGTTTCCATCGCAATCTGTCCACTTAATAGCAACTAGATTGGTTGCGACATATTCAGGTTTCAGTATAAATTGGATATTAACACATTCAGGACAACAATCTTGACAACACTCATCTATTAGTACTGGTTCGTACTTACAACAACTATTAGCTTCCAGATTAGGAGTTGCAGGTGCAGTAGTTATTTTTCCACAAACAAGACTACAATCTTCACCTGAATTTGCCATAAGTGTATAACCAGAAGGACAGGAAATAGACGTTATTGACTCTATATATGTTTGATTTTGTGTACTCCAAATAATATCTAAGTCTGAAGGTCCTGTTGCTGCGGTTATTTCTGCAGCTGTATTGTCGTATATCTCAGCAGCAATCATTCCAGGATTGCTTACATCAATGTATTCTATTTGTAAAGTATGCCCACCACGAGTAAGTTGAATTGGGTATATGTGAAGATACATATAACTAATTCGTTCTTCATTTAGTGTTCCAGGAGGACCGTACTGGTTAAGTTGCCACTGTGCAAAATCTACATTAGCAGGGTCAAGAATAAGATTACCATCAAGTCGTACTCTAAAAAAGTCATCTGCTGCTATTGCAAAGTAATAAGTTTTAGTTTCTTCTATGCAAATATTACTAGTAAAGGAATACCATACATTTACTCCGCTACTTACTGATTTTGCTATTTGATTTATTCTACCAAACTTACCCGCTGGTGCTGGTATAAGTCTCCACCATGTATTAGTTAGTTTAGTGTATCCATTTCCGAATGTTCCATTTCCCCCCCAACCACCAATATTCCACCCTGGAGCATATAAAGAAGGATTACCAAAACCCCAAGCTGTGTCTTGTACTGAATTTAAAGGTAATAAAGTTGACTCTTTAGTTACTGGAGTATACTGTTTTTTTTCGCAAAAGAAAACACCTACTGGAGATTCAACTAGTTTATAACCATCAGGACAATCATAGTTTACTATTGGGTCTTCGTAGGTTAGTTTTGTGGGGGCACTTAGGACTTTTCCTTTTACACAACCGCAGTCTGTTTCTACTTGTTCTACTTCGACACAATCAGTTCCATTTGCAGTTATAATTCCTATCTCTCCTTTACCTCCGGGACCTACTAGAAATACTACTATTTTATCTTGTTCAATAATATTAAGTAGTCCTACAATAGTGTAACCAGGTTTAAGTGTTTCAAAGTTTACACATACTTGGTTAGACATTTCATTTGTATAGGTATAAGTATTACCATCATGGGACATTATGTTTGCATTTAATGCCCAAGTTAACTGGTTGTTTTGTATTTGCCAGTTTAACGAGTCTAAGTTTAGACCATTGGTATTCTGATTACCTTTAATATCCATTACTTAATGTGGAATTTACTAAATCTATTACGAGTACGTACAATAGCATCTGCCATCTGTTGTCTTGTTTTGGTCATTAAGTAGTTAAATGCTGCTTGTAGTTTAGCATATTGTTCATTCTTATAGTATTGGAGTTTCTCTGTTATCTGACGAACTGATTCATCCATAACTGAGTGCCAAAGTAGTTCAAAGAACTTATACTTAAGATAAGATTTTACATACTCTTCTACTTCTAGGATTTCAGGAATCATTGGAACATGATTGTCGTCCATAGGTCTAGAAAAGTATCTTAAGTAAATACAACCATTCTCAAATGTTGCACTTGCTTTTTTGTTGTTTCCTATCTTAATAATATCAGTACTTGATACTTTTAGATTCTCACAATCTTCAGTACATAGTGAGGTAGAATCAAAATAAACTCTAACCCATCTTGGATGCTTCATTGTAATACGATAACCTGGTGTAAGCACACTTATTGTTTCATAAGTTTCTACGTTAGGACTGCAAGGATTACAAATATCGCACTGTCCTACTAGATTCTTATACCAATATCCTGTAAAAGATTGTGCACCTGTCTGCCAAAAAATATCACTATCGTAACTAATTGCATAGTCGAGCATAGCAAAGTCATAAGGCAACTCACTTTTATAGTTCTCAAAACGTATAATTGCTTCTTCTGGTCTTAATACAAGAACCTTAAGTTTACGAAGAGCTTGGTCTATAAATGTAGGAATCAGTACCTCACTAATAGCACCTGCTTCAAAGTAGGTTTTAAGTTCTTGTTTTACTTCCGCAATTAAAGTCTCAGACGATATAAAAGGGATATTATCGTATTTCATTTTCTTTAATCATTACGCACATTTGTCTTTGTGCTGTTCTAGCTAACTTAAAATTATAAAAACCAAAAGGAATAACTTTTTTCTCATACAAGTAAAAGAAAAGTCTATACATATATCCTTCTGTGTGATGGTTTTTGTATGTAGTGTACACTTTATCTTTACGATACCTCCCCCAGTCTATCTTCTTAATTAGTTTTGTAGGTTTTACTTTAATTAACTTAAGTATACCAAGTTTAGGAAACCTAATTCCATATCTACCTTTCATAGCTGTATTAACAGCTTTAGTATTTACTCCTTCGATTATCCTTTTAAAGAGTTCGTAGGAGATGTCTTTGTTTCCTGTTTCCTTGACAAACTCATTATAAGATGCTTTTGACGATGGGTTAACGTCTGAGTGAAATCTATTTCTTTTCTTTATCTCAGTATTAGATTGCATCGTCTTCGTTATCGCTATGAGGTTCGGGTTGTAACTTATGGAAGTTAATTAAACTTTGATTAGTTGCTTCAATTAAACTATCAAGTAAGTACTCAGGAAACTTAAACTCCTGCTCATACATAGAGTCACAGGCATCCTTTTCAATCGGCTCAACAAAATAAGCATAGATATTAATTGCTTCTACATCAGGATTAAGAACATACAAATAACCATTTCTAATAGTGTAATAAGTTTTATTAGTCTTTACACGAAGTTTTTGGTGATTAATAAAGTCCCTAATTGATGTTGGAAAAAGTTCTTCTGAGTTTGAAGTATTAAATACACCTTGAATAAAGTAAGAATAATATCCTTCTTCAATCTTGGGTAGTTTCTTTTTAGTTCTACGTATATCGCAGTTTAAGTCGCACTCTGCTCCAGGAGCAGGTATCAAACATATACACTCATAAGAACGATACACGTTATCAGAGGTTAATAGTTTACGTAAGTTAATTTCTCTCCTAAGTAGTACACTTGCTTTAGTTCTAAGTGTATTATAGATAAATCTGTCCGACATAAAGTCGTCATCATTAAAAAACTTGTTCGAGACTTTAACTCTAGATATTACATCTGATATTGTCATGTTCTTAGTTTTTATACAAATATAACTTAAACTGTTACCTTTGTCAATTTATTTTAGTTAAACCAAAAAAGCCTAGTTGCCTAGGCTCTATTTGGAGTGTTTGACAGACAACCAACCAAATTACTGTCAAGATTTTTATGCTAGTGTTGAGTATGATTTACCACCCAATACTATTTCTACATTTTGACCAATAGTTGCAAATGCAAGACTACCAGTTTCAAAATAAGGATGTAAGATTACAGCACCTGCTGAGGTAATACTAATTACACCGTGTTCTATAGCACTCACTACAGTAAATGGAGAAGGTGTTAATCTCATTAGGATTGTTACGTCTATATAAGCATTGTGACTAGGAGTAAGTGCACCTGGTACTGTAGCAATTTGAAGAGCAGCTCCATAAGTTATAGAACCCCCACCAGCGTTAGTTAGTTTAATGTTTCCATTAAGTGTAACATTTGTTCCTTGTTTTACTCCATAACAATATCCACTACCAGGTGTAAGAGTAAAGTCAGTAGAATTACCGTTAGTAAGGTTTGTAATAGTAGTGGGACTTAAATCATAACGATTTGATGCTGCATTTGGAACTGTAAGATTTACATTTAAGTTTCCGGGAATAGTCGTAGGAGTTATTGAAACTGAGCTATCACTACTAGTAAAAGTAACTAGTGCATTAATGTTTTTGTTTACCCAGTTAGTTCCATTGTAATAAAGAACGTGTGGGTCAGACGGAGAAGTAACTACTACATCTCCTAGTGCGTCAATGGAACAAGTGTTCAAAGAAGAACAACTAAAGATTGCAGCTGGAGTTAAAGTCACACTTCTTGAACCACATGGAAGGGTAGACAAACTAAAATACGTAGCATCATAACTTGTCTTTTCTGTATTCAATACATTTACAATCCTTTGTAGTTGGGTTTGGATTGTAGTTGCTGTATTAGTATAAGAATAAGGAGCTGAACCAAAACATCCAACCCAACTTAATCCTATGCTATCAGTTTTAATGTAAGTAGGAATAGCATTTACTGTAGTGTCTACTGCACATACTTTAGTAGTTAGATAGCCGATAGTAGCGTGTGCACTATCAGTTGCAGTTCCACCTAAAGCAGTAAGACAGTTAGCACTATTGTTAAACTTAGTTGTGCTTCCTAAGAAAGTGTTAATAGTGGTAATTGCAGTATTTAAAGTTGTAATACTAGAACTGAGATTTGTATTTACAGCACAGAGATTATCTGTAATCCAATCAAACCAAACACCTACTCCTGCAGTTGTTGATGGAGTTGCAGTAAATGTGCATGCTCCAGGAACAGTTACTCCTGTTACCTCAATTATACCTGAATAGATAGTACAAATTCTCGAACCATATTCAGTTAATATATTTCCTAAGGTTGATACTCCAGAAGTAAGAGTTCCAATACATGAAGGAACTGTAAATGCTGGAGTTTCAAGTGCGAGCGTTCTTGTGTGAAGCGAGCAAAGAGCTGCTGCCGTTGCTTCGGTAAACTGTTGTGCAGTTGTTATT